AGCCCGCCTTGTGCGGGCTTTTTTGTTTGTAAGGTGGTAAGTTTTGGATTAAAGTGTTTTCCGTGTTTTGGCAGGACAAGCAGGGATCGAACCTGCGACCGATAGCTTAGAAGGCTATTGCTCTATCCTCTGAGCTATTGTCCTATAATGGTAGCACTGGCGGGAGTCGAACCCGCAACCTTCGGCTTCTAAGGCCGTTGACTTTTCCTATTTGTCTACAGTGCCTAATTGGTCTAGGTGGCAGGATTTGAACCTACGACAACTCGCTTCCAGGGCGAGGACTCTACCAGACTGAGTTACACCTAGTTAATTGGTGGGAAAGGTAGGGATCGAACCTACTTGCCGAAGCCACGGGGTTACAGCCCGCTGCCCTACCATTAGAGCATCTTTCCCTAGTTGGTCCCCATGCCCGGACTCGAACCGGGACGCCGTAGGCGGGAGATTTTAAGTCTCCTGTGTCTACCTATTCCACCACAAGGGGTAATTTGTTACTGTTTACTGGTACTTTCCTTAGAAAATAGGCTTTCTAGCTCTTTTGTGGGAGTCATTTCGTTTGTCAAACAAGTAGCTGAAAGCCAGTAAGGACCGGGATTGTACGGGTAACCCGGCAAAGGGTTTGGTTTAGGCGTAGGCCACAGATTTAAGTTATGTCCGCAGTTAGGACAATAATTCATTTAAACTCCTAATTAGTGGTGCTGCTAGAAGGATTTGAACCCTCGACCTATTACTTACAAGGCAATTGCTCTACCGGACTGAGCTATAGCAGCAAAGAAAACAGTATAACACTGTTTTCTTCTGTTGTCAACAGTTATTTATACACCACAGACTCCACCTCTACAAACTTCTTCGTGTTCTTCAAAGATAACGCCTTTGTGTTGGATTGCTTCATCGTAAGGAACTTCGGTGATTGGTTGTCCTCCACGAGCACCATCAGGATAGCAAGTAAAACCACGTAGACGTTCCCCATACTTAGACAGAACAGTAACCATCTTTTCTACGGTATCTTCGTTGTTATCTTTGCTTCCCCATGCAGGTAAGTTGATTGTGGAACTAATGGACATATCAACGTATGATTGAATATCTGCCTGAAACTTAATCCTTCTTTCATAATCATGACTCAGCTTGTACGCTGTATCAATAGCATCTGCCTGGAGGCCATATTCTTTAATAAGGCTTTCAGCGGTTGAATCTACCACATACTGATACTTCCACTTTGTACCATCAGTCAAGAAACGACGCTTGTACGCAACAGCAAACAGAGGTTCAATGCCTGTTGTCGTACCTGCAAGAATACCAATCGTACCTGTTGGGGCGATAGCTCGGTACGCAATAGGACGAGAAATAAAGAAACGGTCACAATGGGAGTTAGCTGCTAGTTCGGATTCAGTTTCATACACCGAAAGCCAATCATGTAACTCTTTAGTAACTTCGTACTTTTGCCCACGTTTTAGCAACCATTCATGGATCCCCATCAAGCCAAGACCTAAACGACGGTTCTTTTCCCGTACTTTATAAACCTTATCATACGGTAGATCCGCACGTAAAGTTCCACAAACAAGAAATTTACTAGCCAGTGTAACAATTTCTTTCAATTCCTCAATAGTGTCAATATTACCTAGGTTGATGCTGCCAAGATTGCCACCGCTTGGTCGGTTAGACAAGATCACCATCCGTTCTGGATGTTCCCTTTTGCAAAGACTCAGGCAGTTTGTACTGATAAGACGGGACAACATATTGAGAGATTCCTTCAAACCAACTATCTCGGGACTTCTTAGCCAAGTTAAGCTGCCAAGTGCTTCCGTTACGGTTGATGTTCCAGATTACCCCAAGTTTCTCAATGAAGGCTTTTCGTAGTGCTTCCTGTTCAGGAAAGGAATAAGCACAAGTAGAAAGCCGAACAATCATAGATCCTTGGGTATTGTGGCACAGACTACCATCATCCATGTAGAGGAAAGCAGCGGCTTCCCAATCCAACAGAGTCAATTGATGAGGGTCGATGACACGATGATTCTCAATATACTGTCGTTCTCGAATACGACTGAAAAGCGGATGACTGCTAGTGTTTAGAGCCAACACAGCCTTTCCATTATCTTTTCGGATATACTCAGAACGCCTTACTGTACAGTCCTGAAGGCCGATAAACTTCGCCTCTACTACGTCTAGGTAGTCTTTGTGTTCTGGTGCTCGCTGAATAGCATAGTGAGCGTTATTATTGTGTGTAGAATAGCCAACATAGCCATCACCACAAACACTCCAGGACACAAACTTGGACAACTGCATCATATTAGTCTTCATAGTCGTTACGCCTCTCTAATGAGCTGGCTCGGTATTACCTTTGTAGGCTTCCACCGATATTAGGGAATTTGCAACTAGGATTCCTCCTAGAGGGTGCATTTATTTACACATCCGAATCATCTTCTGATGTAACTTCAGTACAAGCATTTCGCAGGGTTTCATTTCGTTGTTCATAGAAATTGAAACTAAACCCAGGCTCACCAGTCATTACAGCTTGCTTAACATTTGCCCGGAACACTGGATTAGCAGACAGTTGTCCTGCATTTTCGTTGTAATTAACAGAGATGTTTGTCATATCCAGAGGCGCAGGGAAATTAAAGTCGGATTGTTTTACATCCCAGATTGTCGATGTAGTTCCAGCAATTTGTCTTTTTCCCCAATCCTTTGCCGTAAGGAATTCATGCACGTCTTCATGCGAGTGATCGAGCGAAGCATAGATTGCACTTCTTCGGCTTCCTCCTTGCATAACGTTTCGTCCAATTTCATTAATTGCATGCATAAGCGGTAGCGGCCCCGAAGCTTTCCCGCCAGTGCGTTTGAGCGCCTTTCCTGCCGGTCTAAGTCTAGAATAGTCAATGCCAATTCCACCCCCTGTCATAAGGCAGGACATAGCCCGCCAAGTTACTGCACTCCACTCTTCTCTGGTATCTTCCTCTGCCCGAAGAAGGTAGCAATTGTTGTATGCTTTGAATTCCCTACCTGCATAGTAAAGGTATCTTCCTCCGGGAAGGAATTTCATAGTTTTGATTGCTTGTTCTAGGTCTTTCCTGTCGCTATCACTCATTAGCTTAGGCTCAGTACCCCATCTAGACCCACAAACATCTTCTACAAGCCTCTCAGCAAGGGCATCCCATGTATCAGAAGGCCCTTGTGCGTACTTGAAACGAAAGATGTTCTCGCTAAAAGAGTTCTTAAAACGATTTACTTCCATTAAAACAGTTCCTTTTTATGTTCTTTGATTTTCTGCATGACAAAGGTTTTTAAGACTTTAAAATCAATAGGCCCCTTTAGCTTCTTACTGTAGTTATACAATTCCTCGACAATAAGCTCTCGGTAACAAGATTCCAACAATCGAGGGATACACCTATGGTCCCATTGTTTATCACCGTCATCACGCAAAGCAACAAGAATTTTGTTGTATTCTTTTTCTACGAAGTGTGGTGTAACAAACTTTTCAGCAAAGAGTTCTTCGTTAGACTTGTTGTTAGCCGGGACAGAAGGTTTATTTTGTACCGTTTCAACAAGGATCTTAGCCCAGGTCACACGATTAAAGATATTTGAGTATTCATAGTTTTTGATTACAATCCCTTCCCCGTTTTCCCCAACATTCTTAAGCAAGAATTTACTATTAGTAAGGACTTTTTCGTGCAAGCTTTCTTGAGTAGGGAACGAAACAAACTCTGTAGCAGGGATAAAATCTAGGTTGTAATCCCGGATTAAATTAATGTAGGTAGAATACGGAATAAACTTATTATTTACTGTACAGTAAATATCGAAAATATAGAACTTATTCCATGCAAAGTCTATGTAGTTTTTAATTGTATGAGGGACTAACCACTCACCGTACAAGACGAACGAAGGATAATCTTCTAGGAACTGTCTGTACGGATCCCCATACCTAGATAGTTCCATCGTTGCCATGAATTTAGCGTTGTCTTTATCTAAGGATAGTTCCCTGTTCCTGCTTCCGTAGTGGAATATATCAATACTTTTAGAATACCACATAGAAGCATTAGAGCCATCTAGCTTAGGGAAGATGTAGCAGTGTCCTTTCTCAATTCCTTCAACTTCTTTATGCCCAAACCTTTCTAGGTGCGGGTAACGAAGAAACTCTGTTTTCATACTTACTCCAAGTAGTTTTTAGAAGGATCAAACCATTCTGTTACATCATCTTCGTTATCTTCATCCAGAAATTCATCTTCTAGATAGTCTGCCCTAGCTTCTATGTAGTCCGAAAAACGATCAACAATATCATCTGAAGTAATACGTAACACTTCTAGAAGGGAAATTTCATCTACGTTACGAAGCTTATTAGCTAAAGAGTTTGTTGTCATTCTCATTTCGTAACTCAATCTGGATCAATCTCTGCAAGTAATGGGAAGCTTTGCGCAAATCTTCGACGCCTCCTTTTTCCCGATGACGAAGGAGGTATTTGATTACGTTACCTTCAAAAAAACCAAGGTTGTTAGCTTCCACTACATCCCAGGGCTGAATCTTTAGTCTTGTGTAGTGACTGCCTCCAATTTGTGTATAACTTTCTTCTGATCTATTCTCAAAAATATCTAACTCTAGTTGTTTATTTTTTAGTGTCATTTTCATCTTCTGCTGTAAGACTGTCC